GGAAAGATAAGTTGACAGTGACTGTAGCTGATGTGGATTTCCGACACCTGACATCGGCGAACCTTGTGGAATTACATCGCGAAAGCCCTTAAAAAGTTCATAAATTTCAAGCTCAGAAAGTGGATTTTCATACTTTGCTTCAATTCTTGCGAATTCCTTAGCAAGGCGTCGATGCATCTCGTCTGGATTAGTTTCAAGAACATTCCCGTCCTTGTCGTGTAGTGCATACTTTGGAAAAACATCAGCAGCAAGTTGATCACCGTCAAAATATGCTAACGTTTCTTTAATTGCATTCTCTGTAGAAATCACAGACATTTATATCTCCCTGCAGTATAATATACAACAAATTTATTTACCGTTAATCTCGTTCCACTTCTCTTTAAGCAGCTTCTTCATACTTGTTCCATCTGCTTTTATTACATCGTCCACGCTCATTCCAGACACATCTTGCAATGCAAACTTAGACATAGAAGTATCTATTGTCATTGGAAACAATAAACCATCACGTCCTGCTCTATTTTTTGCAACAAATATACGACCTGTTCCTTCTGCTTTTTCACTTGCCTTTCGTGAAATTGATAATATCACGTCTGCAACCATTGCTTTACCATATGCTTCTGACATGTTTTCAAGGCCAACAACATCAGAATTAGCAGCTTCACGATTTGCTTGACTTGCGCTCCAAATTGGCAAATTAAGCTCCATCGATAAGTTTCGTAATTCTTCATATACTAACTTTAACTCATGACGAAGTGAATCAAACGTCCTTGAAGATCTCATGATGTCAGCATAATCAATAATAATAAGGCTCGGCATAAAACCTTTTAAACTGAGTTTTTCAATATGATTTCTAATTGTCTGAACTGATGCTGTGCCTGTAGGATATTCTTTAATGATAAGTCGTCCAAGTTTGTTATCTTTGTAGAAATTACTAACAGTTTCTTTATTTTCTACAACATCACCAGAGGGTATATTACATAAATTAGAATCATATCTAATTCCAACATTTGTCTCAGAAAGTTCAAATGTATAGTGAACAACATTTTTTCCAACACGAAGCGCCTCAGCTCCGACGCTTACTAAGAAGTGACTTTTGCCTCCGCCTGTGCTTCCAACAATAATACCGAGTTCTCCTCTTGCTAGTCCGCCGTTAAGCACATCTTTTGCATCTATCTGTTTTAGGCCAGTTGGACATGTAATTCTTTGCGTCTTAACAAAGCGTGCTTCAATATCAGCAAAAAAATCATGACCAACAGAAGATGGTGTTCCTGCAGCTAGTGCATTTTTCATAAGACCAATAACAGAATCTATGTTATCTGTTGCAATCATTTCAACAGCTTTTTCTAATGCTTCTTTCATGGCTTGCTTTCTACAGAAGTCAAGTGCCTTATCTTTAACGTATTGAACATCACCCATGTTTGGATTCGTACGAATACGCTGTAGATAATCAATAATTTGATCACGTAAAATAGTATCTTTACCTTGACTTAAATCATCTTTGATTATTGATATGAGCAGCATAAGTGTTGGAAAGTCTTTATACTTTTTATAATATTCAAAGTATCGACTAGACAGATATTCTAAATATTTTAATTCAAAATATGATGGAGTCATTACTTCAATCATTTGCATTGACCAGGCTCTATCTGTCATTAGGCCTTGAAAAATACTTTCTTGAAAGTGTTTTCCGTGTTGCTTAAAATACGGTTCTTGCATTTATTTACTCTGAATATGAATTAATGATAGAAAAAATTGATCTACATTAAATGTTTGAATACCTTCGCCTAAGAGCGTTCGTATAAACTCTATCTTATTGCGTGTAGGGCTAAAATTATTACAAATGCTGTTTATTTTAGTAATTTGATATGCAGCAAGATTTGATGTATCAAGATTTATTAATGACCAGTTTCGTCTTATAAGCAGCTCATTGTCAGCTATGTTTTGAATTGCTTTTATTTTAGTGCCGTCTTTTAATAGTTGATTAGCCTGTTCAAGAAGTTCAGTAATTGTTGTCTCTTTTGATTCACTAAGACAAGCAAATCTCTTGGCAAGTGTTTTAAAACCAACACCGTCAACACCCGGAATATTATCAGAATCATCACCACAAATTGATTTTGCAAGTGAAAAATTAACTGGATGTATTCCAAATCTTTCAATGACATCTACTTCTTGAACAAGTCGCTTCCATGTCGGTGAATAAATAATTGCGCCATCTGAGATTAGCTGGTAATAATCCTTATCTGCTGATAGAATTACATTTAGTGCATCTTTTGAGTGATAACGTGCCATATACCCAATGACATCATCTGCTTCACAATCTTCAACATATATTTGACATATGGGTGTATACTTTAGCAACTTTATTAATATTTTTATTTGATCATTGCTACCAGAACCGCTTGACATGTCGTCACTATAAAATCTATTAAGACGCTGCGGGCGACGTCTTTTCTTATAATCAGCATAAATTGCTCTTCGGCGCGGCGATCCTCCACCTTCCCAAACTATATAGACGGGATTTGGTCTAAACTTTTCAATGATCTTTTTAAGATCCTGAAGAAATCCGATAATACCACCGACATGTTGCCCATCCCGCCCCAAAGCAGGATGGGCAATATAATGTCGTAGATACAATCCCATAGCATCTACAAGTAAAACAGACTTTTTTCTGCCTAAATCACTCATTTTCCTCACTATCAACATTTACAAGTTCATTACAGTCTGATGCTGTCTTTACCATGACTGCATCAATTAGGTCATCAAGATACTGTTTGTATTCTGGATTGCTAAGAACTTCGCCAAAATCTGCTTTGTGAAATTTCTTCTCAATTATTTGCATTTGCTTGTCTTCATCAATCACTGTAAACAATTTCCATGCACCATCTCCGCCAACAGCAATTATCTTGTTGTTGATTTTTCTTTCACCAGCATCACGTAGAACATCAAATATCTCTTCATGCTCGACAATACCTTTGCCGAAATGAATTTGAAAATTAGCAGTTCTAAATGGTGCAGCAACTTTATTTTTTACAGTTTTTGCAGAAACATTGATTCCAACAATATTACCATCTTTATCTTTGATCTGCTGTCCTGCACCAAGCTTTAAACGAACTGATGCGTGAAAAGGAACTGCCATACCGCCTGAGGTGGTCGTAGGATCTCCGTGCATTACACCGATCTTTACACGTGTCTGATTTAGACAAACCATTAGCACATTTTGATCACCAATAATTCCAGTGATCTTTCTCATTCCCTTGCTAATTGTTCTTGCTTGCAAGCCAATTGTATTCTGATCATATTCACCAAGTAATTCTGCTTTCGGCGAGGACGCTGCAATAGAATCCCAAATAATTGTAATTGGAACATTCTTTTGCATTGACTTTGCTTTTATGATTGTCTTTTCTGCAACATCAAACACTTCTTCAGTGCAATGAGTATCAACATAAACAAATCTCTTTGAAACGTCTACTCCCAATGCAGCAAGATTCTCAACAGATGTTGCATTTTCAGTGTCAATATACACTGCAATACCACCCATTTGTTGTGTTGATCTTGCTATCTGCGTGGCAATATGTGATTTACCAATCGAAGGTGGACCAAAAATTTCAATTATTCTTCCTTCTGGAAGACCACCATTTCTTCTATTTGCAATAATATAATCAAGAAGCCTTGAACCAGTTGAAATCCAATTCTTAACATGTGTTGGAGATGTATCAACTGCTAAATTATAAGCAATTCTAGATCCATGATCCCTGTTTAACGATGTAATTAAATCAGCTGTAAAGTCACCTGACGTGTCACTAATCATTTTTTCTTTTGCTGTTTTTGCCATTTTTACTCCTTATAAAAAGTTACAGCGCAATATACACTGTTGAAATGTATATTGCGCTGCGTTGCACAGGGTTTAATCGTTGTCCATCAACTCGCTAAACGCATCATCAAGATTCTTAAAGTTGCCAGTCTTCTTTGATTCTGATTTTGTTGAAGCAGTCTTGTTTTGCAATGTTGAAGTAGTTGTTTGAACTTCATCTTCATTGCTTGTCATTGTGCTTCCACGAGATGTACCATCACTGTCTGTTGGGGCACCATTATTAATCCAATCATTGATAATCTTTGAAAGCTCGTCAAATGATTTCGGTGTAAACATTGCTGTCACATCTGGTATACTTGCAAGCCACATCTTTGATGTCTCAGAATTAGTAGAAAGTAACGATGACTTTCCTCGTGCCTGGAGATCAGTTTCTGTGTACTTCTTTCCAGCAGGCTTGCTACAGCGAACTTTTACATCGCGGCCGTCCTTTGGATCAGTAATATCACCAAAATCCTCATCTAGCATGATGTTCAAGATAGACTGATAGACGTTCTTACCAAATGCCCAGAGCTGCACACCTGCATCTTCTTCACCGCGAACAATTACTGGTGCATAGCACCTCATCTTTGGATATAGCTTCTTTGCAAGCTCATAAGATTCCTTTGTTCCTTCATCACGAAGCTTAGTGATAAGATCTTGGAAAGGATCAGGGCTGCCAAATTGATATGGCGCAACAAGGCCTGGATTATTACCAACATTGTAATAAAACATAATCTCCTTGAATGGCTGACCATCGTTATTTGGGAAGCTAAGCAAGCGAACGGTTGCTTCTTCGCCTTCCTTTGGCTTCCACGTAGAGTTAGTCTTCTTGCCAGAGATGTGATCCAAACGCTTTCTAAGTGCATCGAAATTAATTGCCATTTTATTTGTCCTTAATGTTTAATGTTTAATGTTTAACTTACAATTTTTAATCTAAGGAATTATAGATTTTAGTAAGCGCCACTAAGAGATTATACGCTTAGTGAGGTTGTTTTTCAAGGTTTGCCTTTTATTTTCGATGGTTTGTTTAGGAACTCACCATGATAAGCTTTTGACATTCTCTTGTAAAAATCTTTTGGATTTGCTGGTCCTGAAAGTGGGCCAGTGTAGCCTGCAATATTACCTGCTACATTCATTTCGTCTTGCTTTTGTAATTTTCTTTTTTTCCTTGCCTCAGAATATAAATCACCACGTGGAGCGCATGGTAAAATAATGCTTGCTACAGTATCAAGCTCACTAAGCATTCCTTGAAAATTTTCATATAAATCTTTAATGTCTGCATCTGACATCTTCTGTATATCAGATAAGTCTACATCATGCAAATATTTTTTCATTTTAAGGCCTTGTTTTGTAGATAGTCTTTTATCAACTTTTCTTGTTGATAGCGCAGATATATCTATCATTTCTTCTACGTCTAAGTCTTGTTGAACATTATGTCGGCCCATTGCCATTGACATCATTGTATCTGCACCAGCACTTAATCCGCCAGAACCTGTAAATGGCTTTGGAACAAATGGCCTGCCAAGCTTCTGCATAGCACCATCAGATCCACCAAATGCACCTGCAGCTGGTGGCGCTGTAAATCTACCTGATCTTGTTTGCCCTTGACCTTTCGGACTTATAAATGCCATATAGCTAATTATTCTCTGTCCCTTGAAAATCTTGCATTTGTGCTAATTTTACAGCCATTTGTAGCAAAATAGCTAACTTTGGTTCAAAGTTTATATAGAATTTATTTTCTTCATTTGATGGGCCTTGATGCGTTAAAATTGCTATCCACTCATCTTGTGTCAGAATTATTCCTTCACTCTGAAGGAGATAAAGACCGCGATGAACTTGAGACATCCGTCGAATGTTTGGATTATACGTGTATAGCATTCCTTTTTCTTTATGCCATTGAGATGTCTGTTCAATATAGTATTCGCCTTTTTCATCACCAATTCTGCCGATGTCAAATAACAAGCATACAGTAATGATACTTTCCATGCTAAAATTACAGTTTGCAAATGCACTTGTTGTCATTAATGTTCTTGCATGACCAAGAACTGACAAGCATCGCGCCACCATTCCACCTGACATGGCACTTGCACGATCAGATCTATCATGGCCGGGTGTGATTAAAATTCTATCTGAGTATTTTTCTAAGAATCTTTCAAAATCGCCGTGTCGCTCTTCACACCTTAGCAGAATTTTTGTGAATTTTTCAAAATTACTAACAATCATGTCATTACTCATTCTAAGAACTCCTTAAGTTTAACTGGAAATACAGTTTGTAGTTTGTCGTTTATTATTCCTTGCGAAGTAATATTTTTTAAGTTTTGTATATTTTTCTTTTTGACATCCAAAATTAATGCGTCATGAATAATAAAGATTGGACAAGGTTCTTCAATTTGCTCAAGAATCTTTAGAAACCCTTGACAAACGACATCGACTGCTGATGATTGAACGTAATGACTAATCAGTCTTTCGCCATTGTGAAGAGTTCGTCCAAAATAATTTTGCATAGTCGGTAATTTGTTTATTGTCTCAGTTAGTTTCTTAACGTCAAAAAAATCTTTTACAGATTGTAAAACATCAAGTGCATCTGGAAAATCAGGATATCTTTTGATAAAATTCTTTACAGACATTCCGTAAAGTGCTGCGAGAACTGCTTCTTTGATTACAGCGCGTTCACATGTTAAATTGCATTTATTTGCAATGAATGTGTATAAGTCGCTCTGTGGTGCCCCTATGTTCATAATTGCAAGTAATACTCTTGCATCTAGCGCATTGTAGTCAATTTCAATCAATGCACCGTCATTTCCGTATTGACTTTGAAAGACTGTTCTATCTTCTTTCTGCATTGTCAATATTTTTGGTCCGCTAACAACTGTCATTCTACCTGTAGCAGATGACCAGTTATCATATTTGACTACGTCTGCAAAATCACTTTTGTCAATGCACATATCGTATTTTTTTGCAATGTGCATATTGTTCTTGTTAATTTTTGCTGCACAAAATGAATCAATCAGTTTTTGTTGATCTTGATAATGTGTCAAAAAGTATTCAAATGAACTATTTGACAAAAAATCACTATAGTGTTTAATGAGTTCATTTGTGTATGCCGCAAGCTGATCTTTAGATAGTATTTTAAACCATCTGGGATTGCTCTGGTGTAACATCCAGAAGGCAGCTTGAGGTGTTTTAGGTATGTGTTCTAAGTTACAACCAGCAGCTCGCGAAGCAGCTCTAATGTTGTTATGATATACTTCTTTATTTGAAATAAACCATCCGCTATGATCAAAATTAGAATTTACTAATTCAACATCATCACATCCCCTTATCAAGATTGGAATTCCCAATACGTCATTATGAAAATATAACATCTTGTAATTATTGTATGCAAATGTAGAATTTACACTTAGATTATTATCCTACGTTTGTTCATCCATTTTTGCATTTATGGAGGTGTTGCTAGTATAGCTGTTTTTGGTTCAAATAGAGTTTCAATTCTTTTGATTGCAGAGCGCATAGTTGCAGTATTGACTGGCATCATTGTTACTGATGTTTTAAAGTCACCCTTATTGATATTATGAGTTACAGTTTGTACTGAATATGCGTTGTCAATTGTTGTACCTGTGCCAAAGTCAATATAGTAAACTTGACCACGAATAATAAGCGGATTACCGATCATTGATATTGTTAAAGACGCAGGAAGAATATCAATATCTTTAACAGTACTTGATAGTGAACTTGTAGATGTTGGTATTCCTTCATCAAGCAATGCTGATAGCAAATACATGCTTTGAATATCACCGCCGGGTGATGAGCTAAATTGTGCGCCGGTTATTAATGATGATTCTGCACCTATTGTGATTGTTGGAAATTTATATGTTAAATATTTACGTAATCCTTCTCTATCGTTCTTT